ACTACCAGCAGTATTAAACCAAAGTTGTCCTTCGACTGGGTTTGTAGGTGCTGTTGTGTTGGCGTGATTCTCTAATAATTGAATAAAGTTTTCAGCAAAAACTTCTCCGTATGCAGTGACATTCTTACCAACTAACTTAACACTGTATGTGCTGTCGGTTACGCCGTCCTCTACGAGTTTTGCTACTGTTCCGTTTGTAAAGTTAACTTCGTATGCCATATCTCCCTCTATGTTGTGCTAAGGTTCGTAAGTGTTTGTATACGAACTGTGTAATCAATTTGAATTTGTCTATTGAGTGCTTTTTGAACTGGATGAAAAACAACATGTGTTATCAATCTTAAATCCGTTGTACTACCATTCCATGTTTTTAATCCTAATTCATCAAACACAAACTCACCATCTAAATCGGTTGAGTTATCGAATGCTTGTTGTCCAGTTGGTTCACTATAATCAAGTAGACAACTAACTAAAATATCTGTGTAAACCTTACCTGTTGTATGAAGGACGGTAAGATTATTTCTTGTAGTATCTGTATTTGTTGATGAGTTATCATCTACTACCTTAGTAAAAGTTTCATTATATAAATCTGCATTTTGACCAGTTGTGTTGGATGGTAGATAGGTAATTGTTCCAGTTGGATCAACACTTGTTCCACCGTTACCAAACGACATTTGATAAATGTATCCTAAGTTTTTATTTGCAAGACTCTGAGCCATTGCTTCAGAAATATTTTCAAAATGAATTGCATTAGAACCTTCAAAAAATATTTCTTTTGTCTTTGGATCAAATATCTTTAAAAATCCTTCAACTGTATTGTTTGCTTTTTCTTTCATAATTAACTTCTTTTGTTAACAAATACTTCTTCAGTATTTGGGTCAAATATTTTTAAATGTGCTTCAACACTGACAGCCCCAGACTCATTTGGTTTATTTTTAGTCTGACTATCTTTTTTTTCTTCCTTCATTGTCCTATTTATACAAAAAATACTTGCTCTAAATTTACCTCTGTTTTACAAAGTTTGCCTGAACTGTTGTTTGGTTCTGTAAGGAGATACCATTACTTGCAGTAGATGTTCCTTGTGCATACCAAACCTTGTCATAACTAAATGAACTTTCTCGTTGATCAGAACCCAATGTAGTTGTCTCTATTACAGTATTATCAACAAGGTTCTGTGCAGAAATGTCAGTTACTTGAGAACCTTTTAAATGTTTACTGACATAACCAGTACCTGCAGTTCCTCTTCTCAATCCACTCAATGTTTTGTTGACTGTATCAATTTCTCTGAATGTGATTCTTTCACCTTCAATCATAACAATTCCGAAATTACCCAAAGTCAAATTTGGAATTGCGATATTACTTACATCATTAACATAAATTGTATCGTCAGTTTCTAATAAGTCTCTTGTTAGTTCTACTCTATTCAAACAACATGTAGAGATTCTATACATCGCAGAGTTTCCATTCATATCTTTGAAATATCTAAACGACAATGCATCAGGAACAAGATTACTTGTAATACTTGTCACAATGACTTCATCGGTTGGTCCAATTAACTCTCCTGCTAAAAGTATATTCTGACCTTCTACTGAATAATCAACATCAGGGGTAAGATAGTCACCATTCAATGTGACATAAACTCTCTGTGTTGTTGTAACATCTCTACCCAAGTCAAATAAATTTATATCAGATGAACTTGAACCAACAAAATCAAATGAAACCGAATCGAATCCACCACTATCAAACAATTCGATGATAGGAGTACTAACTGTAGTAGGACCAACAAAGATTGATGTGATAATATCTAACTGTGATGTGTCGTTCCAAGTAGTTACATCAATTTCATCCTCACCAGTCACAGTAACACTTGATTTAATTTGTAAAATACCACTTGTATCAATTGTGTATTCTGCGGAATGTGTTGTGTAAACATCTACTATTTCACCACTACTTGGTGCGGTAATAAAACTTACTTCCTTAAATGTATCCAATCCAACTGTTACTGAGATGACTGTATAGTCTGTGGTTAATGTTTGTCTCTCGTTGCCTACAAATACAACTATTTCACTATTAGTGACTAATGTATGGTCAATGTCACCAACTGTAGGTAATCTGAAATCAGTTTCAACACCATCTGCAGTATATCTGACTGCTTCTGGTGATCTAAGTCTCTTACCATTTAATTCTACTATAGCATTTTCTTTATTCTTTCCTGTGACAAGAACACTCGCACCTAAATCATAATTTGTGCTTACATTATCAGCAGTGATTATTGTTGAATCTGCTGTAATTTCCGTAGTATCAGCACCTCTCTTTTGGAAGTGTGTTGTAGTAGGGAGTGAATATTCTTTTTGGTTTGTTTCATATCCGAAAACGGTTACAGAAATGAAATCACTTGCACCGTAGTATTCTTGGAAAGTAATAGTAGTAGAAGTACTCGTCTGTGTTACAGATGAATCCGCCGTCAATGCAGTTGAATCTGCTGTTTCTAAAGTTGAATCTACTGTGATTTTTCCATCACTTGTTGCAGTGAAGACATCACCTAATTTTTCACCATTGTGAATAATAACAATGTCATATATTTCAGACGATTTAACTGGAATAGTTAATTCACTTCCAAATTCATCACCAATATAGTTAGAACGATATAATTGATTACCACCACCTATTTCGTAAACAATAATTTGAATAGTATTACCATCGAATACATCTGGACCGAATAAAGTAACAGTTTTGTTTACCCAATTCACTGTGTAGTCAACAGTTTCATGAAGAGATGTTTTAGTTGAAGAATTAATAACTTTGATTTGACAAGGATGTGCTACCACATCTTCAAAACTTCCTGATGTATTAGTAGAACTATTGTATTCAAATGAAGTTGATTGAACTTCATATGCATGTCCATTGCCTTGATAATCAAATCCAGGTCTTGTTCTTACAATCATATCTAATGTATCGAACATACTTCCAGGAATCAACTCTTCTGGTGAATGACTTGAATACTCATCAATGAACTCACCACCTTCAACATTAATATCCTCTGGTCTTATACCCAGATATAAATCAGTAAACGAACTCTTAATATTCGAATCTATTTGTATAGCATTATTAACATCGGCTGTTAATCTATTACTATCAACTGTGACTAAATTAGAATCTACTGTATAAATTCCAGTTTCTGTAAATGTATAATCTTTTAAGTCAACTCCTGGATAATCGATACCATTAATCAACATTGCAAGATTTAAACCAGGATCATTTACACCAGGAGTGTAGTAACCCATAGTTCTATCAGCCGCACTTAAAGTTGATGAATCAACAATTGTGAAATCATCTAATAAGAATTTAGTTTTGAATGCTCTAGTTACATTGTGTGTATAAAGTTTATTTTGGTATCTTACTAATTGATTTGCTTCATAAACATTGTCATATGAATCTACTGTCAATGCACCACTATCTGCTGTCACATCAGTGTCATCTATAGTTGTTCTTAATGTGGTATTAGATACCCAATCCACTACATCGTGTGAATATTCACAACGATTATAATTCATAGTAGTTTTGATAGTTCTTACTAAATCATTCTTTAGGATTGGTAATAATTTAGCATCTTGACCAGCACCATTTCCTAATGTAATCGTTGGGACAGAAGTATAACCTTTACCTTCTGAAACAACTGTTACTGAAATTATGGAACCAGTCGGATTAATTCTACAAGTAAGTTTTGCTTGTTCTGTTGCACCACCACCCGTAACTGTCAATGTTGGTGCTTCTGTGTATCCAGTTCCACCATTTAAAATTTCTACACTATCAATAATTAGGTTTCTATTGTTGTACCAACTATCCCAAGGAGTTAATTCCCAAATATTGTAATCAACTTCTTTAAGTCCTACTCCATCATCATCGAAATTACTTTGATCCGACTTAATGACTACTCCATCATAATCTAGTATTGGACTAATATATTTTCCAAATGTCGTGTCGTAATATACTGGACAATCAAAGTCTGCGGCATCTACATTGTATTGATCGTATCCACCATACTTCAATGTAAAGTCTTTAATTTGTGTGTGGTATGGTTTTGACTCTTCTATGTAATTTAGTAAGAATGTCTGATCATCTTTCTTGTAAGTAGAATATTGTTCTAAATCTCTTACTCGTTGTGTAACATCAATGAAACTCGTTTTTTGTAACCAATTAACTGAAGACTGTTCAGATAAAATATAGTTGAATACTGATATTAGTAATTTGTTTTTGTAAATCTTTAAATCATCAACAAAAATATCTTCATTGATTGCTTTTAAAACATTTCTTAATTCAATGCCACCAGTTCCTCTATCTGCAGTATTGATAATAGTATCTGCTGTAAATATATCTGTATCCACAGTAATGTTGTCTTGTGATGAGATACCGTTCCATAGAGATTCTTTAAATTTGATTGTTCCATCTTCTAAACCAACTAATACCCAAGTACTATTTTCATATTTGTAAATTTCAAATTTACCATCACTATTACTTGTAACTTTAACATATTCTCCATCATCCACCGTCAATGATGTAAGTTTCGATGAATCGGTAAGTGTTTGAATTGAAGTTGCTTGTTCTGCATCTGAATCTAAGTACCAATCTATATATTCCCAAGCATTCTTGGTATCGTATTCTTGAATTTCAATAAGTTGTGTCTTTGGTCCTGAAATAACTTCATAGATACTCCACCCACCATTATTGTCGGTGTCGACTTCAACTAAATATTTGTGTCCAACTGAAACTGAATCTAAATCTTGATAGGCTAATTCTTCTAAGTCATCTAACTTAGTATCCCACTTACCAGATGATTCACCAGGTTGAACTTGTTCTTTGTTTAATAACACGAAACTCTTATTTGTAGAAATGATTTCACCAGCAAGAATTGTGTTTACTTCAGTTAAATATTCTTTTAATGCTTGGAAACGATTCTCAAACATTGACTGTCTTGGTCTAAACTTAATACCATTTTTTTGAGAAATGTTTAATTCTGGATTAGGAACTGATAAACCAATTTCATTACCACCAATCAAACTATCTAGTAATTTCTTGTATAGATTATCACTCAAGAAATCATATTCACTGTTTTCTTTAATTAAACTGTATTCGTTATAGATTGCACTTTCTGTATCAAGTGAATTAAATGAAATATTCAACACACCATCTTCTGTGTATTTTCTTGTATTGAATAATGCAACTGTACTTCTATCCAAGAAACCAACATATGCAACTCCAGTACTCGTTGGGTTCTCAATAAATGTTTTTATTGAGTTTGTACTGAGTGTTTTATTATCAAATAATTCATCACTACTCGTTACCCAGAAATAATAATTTGTAACAATAGTGTTAGCAGAATTTACTGTAGAAATCTGTGTGTAAGAAGAAGTATCTACAACTGTACCTTCACCATCATAATTTTCTGGTGATTTAGAACTCTTAACCCATTGTCTAATATCAATGGTACTTCCAGTAAATGTCTTACCCCAATTTTTACTTGAATAACTCTTGTCTGAAAAATGTGTGTTTAGGAATCTAACATTTGATACATCCCACCATATTTTACCGACATGTTCTTCACCCCAAATAATTCCAGTTGAATCTGTACTACTGTATCTTGCAGGATCAGAATATGTAATGTAATCAATATTTTGTTTAGCCTGTCCAAGAATCTTTCCATTTACTGGATCAATGTAATCTAAATCTATATTCTTGTTATCTGTGTTCTTATCAAATATTAATACTCTATTGATTAGTGAAGTGTTAACTTCATCTATCTCTTCTCTGGTACTTGTCCAAGTTCCAGATTTCTTCTCATAAGTATCATATTTTCCATTCGAATTAGAATCAATCCAAACTTTAGAACCATTTGCAAGATTATTGAAATAAGAAGTTGATAATTCACTTTCGGAACCAACTCTTACTGGAACTAATTTAAAACAGTTTCCAAATGTATGGTCTGTTTTGTAGTTTGTAGAATCTGCTCTGACAGTATCACTGTCGGCAGAGATATTAATAACTGATGTACTTAGTGAACCATTTACAACAATAGTTGTACTATCAGTAACTTCATAAACATTGTAATACCCATTTACGAGTAAACTCATTCCTTGAATAACAAAATTATCACCGGCTACAAATTCGTGATCATCATAGAATACAATTGTTAATCTATCATCACTTTCTGTAACACTATAAATGTCTCCGTGTGTCTGTGCTCTTAACACCGTCCAATCATAAGTTCTATATTTTGCAACCCAAATGTTTGAACCATCTTCAATACTATTCAAATAAACGATACCAGCAGAATCATTTAAATCCGTTAATTCGAATACTGCAACATCAACATCATTTGCATATACATTACCAGCACTTGGTAAATTTACATCTGTTGGTTTGGATGTTCTGATTGGTAAAATATTTGTATCAGAGAAAGTCTTAGATGAATCGTACAAATCTTCAATCTTTGTTATTTGATGTTTCTCTGTTTTCGTTGAGGTATTACTAACAACTTCTACAATAGATGGATTGTTTTGTAATTTAGAATTTTCTAATTCTACTTCATAGTAAACTTTATTATCACTTGCTCCATATGTTGATTCTAAAATTGCCCAGTTTTCATTTATTTCATAATCTGTGATTTTCTTATCGAATTTAACATTTCTGAACTTGTTAGAACTTTGTGTTGTTCCCTTTCCTTCGATAAACCCACCATAGAAATTAACTCTACTGACATCATCTAATGAACTCATATATTCACGAGGTCTATATCCAATGAGACCCATCGCCAATAAATCTACATCTGATTCAAGATTTGTAGTTTTCTTATTGTAGTATTCTGTAATCTGTTCTGCTTTATTTGCAATATTTGGAAGTAATCCTTTCTTAATATTATCGTAATCAATCTTAGACCAATCATTAAAATTAAATGTTGTGGCTGGTTCTAATCTTGTTGAAGATGTCCAATATGAATTTTTGTATTTGACAATTGTTCCTTTGGAATAGAAAACATTTGCTTTCCAATCACTTACATTATCTTGGTTTAGAATAAATCCTTGTGCATCTAGTTGACCATTCCAATCGTATGTAGAGAAACCAACTAAACGAAGTCTTTGTTGTCTAAGACCAGTGACTGGCTCATAGACTAAATCATTGAACACACTTGTGTTATCAAGTACTAGTAAATGTTCGTAACTAACTGATTTAATTCTAATTAAATTTATTGACTTATTGTTTATTGTTGTAATCTTAAAACTGTTATCTAAACGAGTAACAACATAATCATTTGGTGTTAGAGGGAGTTCATTCTGATCCAATGCATCAACTGGATTATTATTAATGTTATCTACAATCAATAACTCTTTATTAAATTCTAATGAAAGGGCACACGGATTTAAATTAATAATTGCACCTTCACCCCAATCACTACCAGCCCAAGCCAAAAATTCATTTGCCATTCCGTTCCAATTAAGTTCAACACCATTCTCTATAGTATTGAAAATCATTCCTTTATCTTCTAAGAAAGCACCATAACTTGATAAGAAATCAAGTACTGCACCTTTTGTTCTAAAGTTATAACCATACGGAACTGATGTAACTTGTTTTGTGAATCTTGTTGGTAATACATAATCACCAACTTTAATACCATTTCTATCTTGAATACTCTTATAAATTTGGAAATATTGTTGAGTCTTACTATGACCATAAACAGCATATCCATCTGCAGAAGTTTGAATTACTACTGATGAATATTCTAATTCTGTTAAAGGTTCGTTCTTATGTAAGAATAATTCATAACTTTGGTCTGGAATTAATAACCCAGTATTTGAACTGTCTGGACTACTCTTATCTGTGTAAATTTTTAAGTAATTCTTATCTGTAAACGAAGCCATTCTATATACAAGACGGACATCCAAATCAGATAATTCATTTGAAATTTCTACACAACTACAACCATTAGAATTATGGTAATCTGCAATCCAATTTATATAACTATGTTTTGGTTGTGATGTTGTTTGTACTTGTATATCATTTCTAACATCTAATCGGTCTCTTGAATTGTACAAGTACTGATTACTTGTTGAATCAAGTGTATATAAATCTCTATCGGCGAATAATGTGAAGTACTGTGCTGGTTTAGTTAGTGCAAGTAACTTTTGTAATGCGAATGGATATGCACTACTCTTTTTCCATGCTGCCTCTACAGGACCACCGTCACCAAATACCCAAGATTTTTTAAAATCTACTTGGTTGTAATTCTGAACAATTCCTTCGAATGGATTTAAAAGATTGCCCTCGCTATCGACTGGGATTACTTTAGTAAGACCAGTTCTTTTATATCTTTCATCAACTCTATTATTTCCTGGTTCTTTAATTAAACCGGCTTCTAAATCTTCCCATAAAACTAAGTTTCCACTCGTATAAGGTGCAACACCATATTCTTCTTCCCACCAACTTGGTTCTTCTAATAACCCCAACATCTCCCAAGGATGTAAATGTGGATGATCTGTGTCGTAGTAGTGAGTGAATATACCTCTCCAGTGTCCTTTTAATGAAGTACCATCTAATTTACTACTTGCACTACCATAGTTCCATGTCCATTCATTTGTTGAACTATAATCTTGAGTTTTATAATCTAATCTATTCCAACCTACCCAATTTAGAAATTCATTCGAAAGGATAGTATTAATTTCTGCTTCACTATAATCGGTGGTTCTGAACTTACCAGGGATTACATCTGTTTCTGATATAGGAATATCAGAGTTAGTTTTAATATTATTAAAGATTCTTGTTTCAAATTCTAATAGGACATCATCACGGATGTCATCGTATGCAACTGTTAAACTACCATCGTGTCCTTGAATAACATTTACTGGATTTACATATGTGTTGTTTGTATACTTTTCTGGTTTCTTCTTAGTGTATAAACCCAATTTAGATGGTGTGTTTGGAATGTATGATGAACCAACCGTACTCTCAAACTCTTTAATCATAATCTTATCACCAAACTCTATTGTTTTTAGAATGGTGATTGTTGGTGTGGATTCACCGACTGTATAATCGTAATCTTTAATCAGAATTTCATCATTTAAATATACAAGAACCGCAGAATGATTTGCCTTTGTGAAATCATAGATTTCATTCATATTGTAAGTTGTAGTGACAACATTCGAAACTGTGTAGTTTGTAATCGTTGGTGTACAAACACCAGGAAGCATATCACTTTTATGGAATGGGCTAGATACACTCTTTCCTAAATTTATATATTCAAGTGCTGCATCCAATATCTCTGCTGCAGACATATCATAGACATCATTCTTTTCAACCCAATCAATGATTTGTAATTTAAATTTTTCATAAGAATGTTCACTATATTGGAGTGCTTGGAAGAAATTTAATTCACTACTATGTAGGAATTTTGCTGCAATCGGTAAAGGTGCACTTGATTGTATTATTGTGTCACCGTATTTTTCGATGTCACCTAAATCTCTACTATTATTAGAACCTAATACAACACCTGATAGTTTCGTTAAGTTCTCTGCAATTTTAGTATAGTGTTTACGAATACCACCTAATGTAAATTCCTTTGCATTTTCATTGTATGGATTATTTTCTAAATTTGAAGGTACATGATAAAAACCAACTTCACTTGCTTCATCACTAATAATATAAACTACAATTTGAGTGCCAACTGTGTATACATCAACATCATTAAAAACAATTACTGTTTTACCGTTACCTTCCGTAACTGTGTAGTTGTCTTTATTAACAATAGTACCATCTACAAAAACTTTGAGGGCTGGAATACTGAGATTAGTTTTTTGTGTTACATCAAGAATTAAACTTACACCATCATAATCAAATGTGAACACTTGTGGTTGTCTAACTTCTTCAATAAATTCTGTCCAACCAAATTCTTTATTGTATGTTGTTCTGTCGGAATATTGTCTTAAGAAACCATTTTCCGTAGTTGTGGTTACTGTAGGTACACCATAAGAGAATGTATCATAATAAAGATTATTAGAATAAACAATGTCACCGATATTGTCGATATTTAAATAAGATAAAGGAAAACCTAAAACAGTATCTTTAACACCTGTTCCTTCTTTATAACTGAAAATTTTTGTTCCAGCAAATGTTGTATTTTTATAAGTGGTTGTATTAGAATATGAAACACCGTTACTATCATATAAATCAAATAAAGGTGCTTGATTTACTTTAGTCTTTTGTTGTGATTCTATCCATTCACTTCCATCATAATGATATGATTTTCCTTGTCTTGTTGCCCCAATTAAAGAGACAACTATTTGATCTTTAAGAATTGTAGAGTCTGTTTCTACTAACTCAACTTCTGTTGAACCATCATCATCCAAATCAATAATATTTACTGTGTATATTTTGTTTCTTACATCTGTGTCTTCATCTGCTGCAAATATAACTCTTGCACCATCTGTAATAGATGCACCATCTATTTCAAATCCAGATGAACCATTGATGTTACTGAACGCATCTGTTTCTGTGAAGTCAATCGCAGTAATTGGTTTTTTACTTTCAGTTCCATAATTGAACAATCGAATGTTTGATTCAAATTCAATGATTGGTCTGTTTGCTCTGTAGTCATTATCAACAACCAATGTTGTATTGTTGTATTCTGCTGTTTTAGTAATAACATCAATATGGAACCATCTGTTACTTCTAGTCCAAGGATTTAAATCATTACTTGAACGATTAATTGTAATGAAGTCTAAATCAGATGGAGAGTTTAAAGATGAGTCAAATGACTTGGTATCAAACGGCTGACTATCGTATGGTTGTGTAATTGAATTAGTGTATGTTTCTGGTGTTACTAAATCAGTTACTGGAACTAAGATAATTTCTTTACCTACACCTTCTACATAGTATTCTTTGTCTTGATATGTAGTTGGGGAAACATTTCCTCTAAACTGAACTTTTAAACCATTTGTAAATACTACTCCATTGGGACTTGTGTAATTCTTTTTACCAACAATGTCCACATCTACATATAAAATAGGATTTACAGATGAGTCAACGATATTAATAACACCAAATTTATTATCGTCATTTCCGTCTTGATAATAAAGTCTATCTAAACCAGAAGTAAGAACTGGTATTTGTTCAAAGTACCCAGATGAATTTTTATAAAAAGAAATATTACTATATGTAGTTCCAGTAGTAACTAAGAACTTTTCGTGTTTGTTTACACCTTTAATCTTATTAAGTTTTATAACAGTGCTATCACCACTAGTTAGGTATTCAATTTTATAGACACTATATCTATCTGCTTGTGCATCGATATAAACAACTTCATCATTTGCATCTTCTTCTAAACCAGTATCATCAAATAAATCAAGATATTGCCAACCCAAATCAGCACTATTACCTGCAGTTGAATCTAAGAATACAATGGTTTTATTTTCTAAGTCACTTACTCCATCAATTGTTTTTAATTCACTGAGAACGGCACCATTGATTTCATCGAATCGTTTGAATGTTGCCAAATCAATATCTGTGATTGATGTTAAGTTTGTATAAAAATCTTGAGCCGATGCAGAAGGTACAGCAAATGTAACTGTGCCAGTACTTAATCCATTATTAGTAACACCAAGTACTGATCTTGTACTAATATTATCGGTATCATTTCTTAATCCGTCTTTACCAGGTTCCGTTTGAATCCAAAAAGGATTTCCCCCTTGATTTAAAGTGAAAGTATATTCACCACCTCTTGCAACTGTAATTGTTGGATTCTCTCCACTAATACCACTCATTTCATATGAATCAGTACCTCTAGTAACATCATAATTGTCAGTCAATGAAATTTCAGATGCACTAACATCAACACTATCTGGACCTTCTGGTAACCAGTAGTATTGTGAATGGTTTACAAACTTATCAAAATCAATAAGTGGAGACCAACTATAAATCTTGTTGGAAAATAATCTATCGTGTCTTGTTACATCTGCACCACTTGTTTTTAGTGAATCAATAATCTCGGGATATGTGATTGCTTCGTCAACTTTACCTTCACTATCTTGAAAAATGACGGCTGGTTCTAATTGATAATTTCCTCTCTCTTCGTTTGGTTCTACGATATATGTATCTTCATCGTCTTGATTACCTTCTGCAAAGTTTCTACCAATATAACCTTGTGTTCTTTTTAGTTTAGGTTCTTGAGTTAATTGATCAAGTGTTGCACTTAGAAACTCTTTATTGGTTTCTGTTTTAAATAGTTCTGGTAAAAAATCAACGGAACGATTTCTAGCCATATTATGCTACTCCATTAAGAGTTTCTGAAGTAAGTGAATTGATAACATTTACATTATCAACCGTCAATGCACTTACAAAAATCTCATTAGATGTTGATCTTATTTCATACAAATCACCGAATGTCTTACTTGAATCCAATGATTTCAGAATAACAGAACCAACAATATCTCCTAGTTGTTCGTGTATGTATGCTGCAAGTTCAGAGAAATAAAAAGTATCACCAAAGTTCCAATTTGTAATATCGAAGTATTGATTTACAACTGAAACGACTCTACTTTTAACTTCACTATCACTCACAATTGAACCAGCAGTTTTAATAACTTGAATGTCTGCTCTTAGTGAAGCATCTGCTTTCGTACCAAATAGTGGCTTGAAGTTAACACTGTTCAATACAATGTTATCCGACAACATTTTAGAATCTTGTAGACTGGTATAAGCAGTCGTCAATTCAGAATTTGTAGGTTGCGATGGTTTAGATACAGTATTAGTTGTATCTTGAACATAATTTCTATAAGCAGTGTAATAAGCATCAGTGACAATATACATATCGATAATGTTTGTCAAACCTGGGTTTATTCTATTTGTTTCTGCACTATTATGTCTATATTGGAATTGTAAATCTTGTCTACCAGTTTCCACAGATAAATCAGTTCTTACTTCTAAAACACTACTATTTAATTCTCTAAACTTATTTGTTTCAGAAGAGAAATAAAATAGTTGACCATCTGCGTAACTTGACAACACTAAACTTGAATCAGAAGTTGACGAGAACTCAGTGATAATTGTTCCACTTGCTAATGGTAAATCTCTTTCAAGACCATCACTATCTGTAATTGTTTGGAAAAATACTTGTCCACTACTTTGAACTAAGTCATCAAAGAAATCTGGATTATCTCCAATGTTATCATCGTCATCGTCTGTGAAACTAACTTCAACAAGATAGTCATTTACGAATCCATCTGATGCAACTGGTTGGTCAACAATATCTAATTTGATATCATCAATAAGTTGTTCGTTTAATCCTGGTTTTGTATTTGTCTTAAGAACTTTGACAAAATCATTTACTGTCTTTCCACTCTTAGGATCAAAAATCTTTTCATTGTTGTAATAGAATCTGTTTTCCAAGACACTTGAAAAATAATAATATAATCCTCTTGTTGTAACTTTATAGACATTATCAGTTGCAATAAACTTTACTATCCAACTGGCATCGATTCCAGTACCACTTGTATCTTCTGCATTTGTCAAATCAAAACTACCAGTCTTGTTTAAGTTTGAATCTGTGATGATATACCATTCACCATCGGTGTTGTTGTATCCCAAACCAAAGTCATTGTATAACTCGATTTGTTCTAACATATCTTGTTCGAACGCTACTGGTAAATCAGTGTTATAAACGGTAATAATTTCTTCAGGAACTGCATTTGTAGGAATAAAGTCTGTGATTATTACTGGACCAGTTCCATCATCAAAATTACCAGAACCAAAGTTAGTTCCCTGTAATGTAACATCTTTAATGCTTGTCCAAATAGTTGTATTATCAGTAGCAGATAATGAAGTCTTTTGTTTTAATCTATTATTTTCATCGAAATAGTAAAACCCATCACTGTTTGCAGCAGGTGTTGTAAATTTAATTAATGCACCTTCTACTAAGAACTGTCTATTATCAGATACATAACTACCAATCTCTAAAGGTGTAGTTGCTGTATTCATAAAATAACCAGTAGTTTCGTTTGTACTGGTTGTACTCTGATTCCATTGTATATCAACAGAAGATAATGATTTTCTTGGGAACTCTTTATAATAAAGATGAATTGTACTTCTCTCAACTAGTTTGGGTTCTACTTGATTACGAATAACAGATTCAATATCATTTTTGTCATTGAAAGAAAATTCGAAGTCTTCTTCCTTAGAATCTTTGAATAAAACACCATCACTATTAAATGTGTTTACACTCGAATACTTAGAAGTAGGATCAATTAAATCAAGATATCTACTTGTTCCAATGTTTGATCTTGCGACTGCTTTACTTTTGATAATACTACTGAAAGCAGTGTAAGGAAAATTGTTATAGTCTTCACCATTAACCATTCTATTTTGTGTATAGAATCTGGCTGGTGCGTTTCGTTTAATATCTGCTAGTGTTTCTCTTGTAGTTGCATTACTTACATTCTCTGTTAATGAAACTGTGAATGTAGCAGTTTCCGAACGACCCGTTCTACTAATATAAGGAACACTAATCTGAACTCCAGTAATATCATTTCTGTTTATGACATACTTCTGACCATTACTTGTTCTTAAAAATGCTCTGAAGAAACCAACTGGAATTTCACCAAATACACCATCACCGAAATTCATTGTAATTTGGTCATTTGCTCTACTAGTAACACTAAAGTATTGTCTTATAGAAGAACCAGATTGATCAGTAGTAGGAGAATAAACATTCTCTACTTCTTCCCACTCACTTTCTACTGAACCGTTTGATGTATTAAGTTGGTACAACCAAATGTCATCATTGTTTACACCTTCAACATTAATATCCACTGTTCTATTTGCAACTCTTTCATTTAGTGTAAAGTCTTTATTTGATAATGAACCTTGTTTGAAATAAAAGAAGAATCCAGTGTTAGCACTTGCATAACCCATTTCATCATTTCTATACATAAAGTTAAAATCACCATTAAGAACTGGAGCAGGTTCATATACAGAACTCCCACCTGCAGTAGTAGCACTGACAATTTCAAAAGACATATTAGAACCATTGACATCAGCATTAAAAGGAATTACTGGCATCAAATTGTTAACTAGATTTACGGTGTATTCTTCTGTTTCTATTCCAAGAACATCTGTTGTTCTTGCAGGTTTACCAACTCGTTGACTATCTTTTAGTAACGCATTAATGATTGTATTGAATTGGTCGTGCCAATCAGCATTAGTACTATCATTCCAACGAATAGTTACATTTGCTAAATTTGAACCATTGTAATCTGTGATATTTTCGGTAGTTGATATAGAAGATACTTTGAGGTAACCAGATGCTGCTTCACTTCTCTTAGGTGTGTAACCAACTAAGTCCGCAAGTCTTACTACACTGTCTCTTCTTTCTGCAGTATCTAAAAAGTTTTCACGAGTATTTAAATCTTGTCTGTAACTGATTGCTTGACCCATAAAGGCAATAACATCAAGTAATGCAATAAACTCACTACTTTCAACATAGTCATTAAAATCTTCTGGGTAGTTCTGTCTTATGTAATCAACAAATGATTTTCTAAGTGTTTCAAAGTTATAACTTTGGAAGTCTGCTTGGTTGTAAGTCTTGTATAAAGCCTTCCAATCATCTATTCCAAATATACTTGTTTGTCGTGAACTTGTTGCCATAATAACGAATTAAATATCTTTCCGTTATTTATGTTGTTTATAAACTCTGTATATAATGTTAGCCTAAAGATGCTAAATTAGAACCTTCATCAAAGAAAACACGAATAGTTTCGAGTTCCAAGTTAGGAATGATACGAACATTTACTTCAATGATTACTGTATGACTTCGAGAAGTAACATTGATTTCCTCTGCAGTGATTCTCGGATCGTAATCAATTAATCGATTTATCTCGGCTTTGATTTGTCTCAAGACATCATTGGTGTTTGGGTCAAATACATAATTCCAAATAGTAGTTCCAACTTCTGGACGACCAGGAACCTCACCTTGTCTAATGTTCAATGAATTTAAGAAATCACGCTTTACTAACTCGGTATCAGTAAGAGTGTGTTTCTTTATTTGGTTAATAGTGTTGTATCCGATATATGTAGCCATTATGTATATTTAGGTGGTTGAACTTTTTGATTATTAATCAAAGTAGTAACTTGTTTATTTAGTTTATCCCTATCAACTGGATTAGTCGTTTGAGTAACACTTCCGTTATGAGCACTATATGGTTCGTGGGTTGGTACTCTAGTTGCGATAGATGCAAGACTTGCCGTTTCTTCTGCTTTCCATCCATCATCAGTTAATTCTATATCGGTATAAGTTGTTGATGTTCCCGGAACTGTACTAGCACCATCTTTATTGAGATGTATTTCTGTTCCACCCATCTCTATATTTGTGTCTGCTTTCATATTCAGATTACCACCGGCATTGATATTAATATCTTCGTCTGCGTGTAAATTTAAAGTTCCTTGTGTTCTCATATTAATTGAGTTAGAACTGTAAACATCAACGGTTCCACCTTTACCTAACTCAACCCAACTTTGTCCATTCGCATGAGTTATGTATAAACACTCACCATCGTCACTCATTGTAATTTGATGACCATGACTAGTTCTTAATCTCATCATTTGATTATTACCTTCTAAGTCTCCATCATCCATAACAAATGAATGTCCACCTCTTCTTCCGATAATATCAACATCTTGTAATTCAACCTCACCGTTTTCTAATGTTTCCTTAACATTTGTATCGTACATTCCATTTCTGTAAACTGGACGACCAGGAGTACTAATTCCAAAAACAGCACTTGGACTTTCTCGTTGAACGGTTGAAGATATTGGACCTCTAACTGTGTCATCCTTTAGACCTTGTTGATACATTGTTGCAACAACAGATGAATGTTGAGGTTTGTTCTGATCATAAAATCTTGGGTCTTCTGATATTTCTTTATTTTTGTGATTGATTTCAGTTACATTATCAGCAATGGCTGGAATCATATGTGTCAATCCATTTTCTGGAAGATAACCCACATAGTATCCATAGTTGGGGTCACCATTGATAAAGAAACACATTACTTTAGTTCCAACATCAGGTGTGTTAAACCACATACCGTAAGATTGAGCATTTCCAACAGATGTTCCAACTCCCTCAGTTGTTCCATTGTGTGCAACCTTTCCATAGTAAGGAGTCATATAACTAATTGTTCTCCAACCAGTAGGATCGTTTTTATCATTCTTACCAAATTCATCAATCCATACCTGAATACGACCATTTCTTGTTGGGTCTATATTATTCATTACTAGTCCAACAAATGGACCAGACTCTGATGGAACTCCACCTCTATCTAGTTTGTAACCAGAGGTTCTTCCTCTATTTTTAATAATATTTTCCATTAGTCGTCTTCTTCGAATCCTTCAAAATCACTTCCAAACGCATCTCTATTTAACATCTCTGTTTTGAACGCCGCATAAGCATCATAAGGTAATGCATTACCAAAATCATCGGTATCTATTTCATTACCGAATGAATCAGTATCTCCTACTTCATTGACTCCATATTTTTGTTCCAACGGATTCTTTGCTTCGAGTTGTGTTTTAGTTTCTTTCTTTTCAACTTCTAATTGTTGATCAGTTGGAAATAACATTTGTGTTCCTTCTAACTTCTGTGTGAAAGCACCTTTTGATAAAATCGTAGTAATTGTGTTCGCTCGGTAAATTAAACTTATTCTCGAAGTACTTGTATTCTTTCCACTTCCTAAATCTACACCAAAATTCTTTTCAGAAGTTGGTGCTATACCTTTAGTCAAATCATAATCAACTATTGTGTTGTAATTAACTGCAAACAAAACTTCACTTGCATCATAGTTGATACTTCCATCAGTTACAAAAGGACCTAACTCTAAATCACTTCCATCTGGTGCATAGAATAATTCACTCTGTGCAATGAAATCAGGGTCACCTAAAATACTTAAATTTGCAGTGGCTTGGTCGGCAGGTGAATATAAAAGACTTGCCGCATTTGCTGCACCTTCATTTCTTCTATTCTTTCCACCTTGTGTTGATTCAGAACTACTATTTTGATAGTATCTTTTTGTTAACTCACGAGCATTGTTCTGTAAGTTAACAGTTGCCATATCTGCACCCATTGTTTGGAAATACAAATAATTGTAATCTTGTTGGAAGTCTAAAACTTCTGTGTTCTGTCCAGTAAACCAATAGTCATATTCTTTGTGTACACCACGGAAATAACTTGGACCAAAGTATGGTGAACGCAAATTATTAATTTGATATCTCGAAATTATGTAAGTTATTTCATAAGCATAATCATTTCTCTTTCTATCGTATTGAAGTGGTTTGACTCTTGTTCTTATTTTGTACCATTGTAAAACCTCTGGTGATTTTTCTTTTTTCTTAACTTCACCAGTAACCTCATTGATTACAATATTCTGTTGATTAGAAATATAAGTACTCGTTCTTAGAATCATATCAATTGCCTGAACAATAGATTGACCTGCCTGTAATGAAAACTGTTTTGTATTTTTGTTATAGAAACCTTTATTAGTTAGAAGTGATTCTTGTTTCTTTCTGACTTCTGTCATCTTTGTTTTTTCTTTGTCAGTTGAGTCAGATGTCGTTAGTACACTTGCCTCTGCAATTCCACTACCTTTTTCAAATTCAACACGATATATATTTGGATATTCTTGTACACCTTCTCCAACTAAATTCTGTTGACCAATGTTCAAAGATTCCATAAGTGAAACGCCGTATCCAGTAAATCCACCAACTTCATTATCTGCGTCTTCTTCTGCGGTAGTTAAAACCAAATCACTTAAAACATCTTGTACTGTCTGACCAGTAAGTTCTGTGTTAAATGGAATAGTTGCATAACCTACACCAAAAGGTATTTGTGATTGTGGGGCAACTGCCTGACATCTATATTCAACTTGGTCACCATCTAATCTGAATGAAATATCACTGAATTGAAATGGTATAAACTTTTCAGATACCGAACTTAAATCCGAAAGGTTTTCTGTAATTCCTACATCCCTTCCAGTAATTTGTTTTCCATTTTCATCGTATCCATAAAATCTTACTGTCATTAAAAAGTTCTGTGAACCATAATTAATTCTATCTTCACTTATTCCGTTTTCAACATTGTATTTTTGAATTGCGGCATGTAAGTTATCCAAAAATGTTAATCCATTTGGTTCGATAATCTTAAATTGCATAGTAAACACATTGTGTGCTTGTCCAACTGATGTTCCAGAAACTAAACTTTCCAAGATGATGTCATCAATATAAAAATCTCTTTTGAAGTATTCACTTCTTACAGCACCATAATTATCAGAAGGATTATTTGAGACACCACCACTTTGTAAAATCAAAGTCAGACCTTTAACTGATTTGACACCACTTGATACCATCTCTATGTATTGAGCAGGTGACATAATATAGATACTGATACTGTATGTCATAGAAGCAAATCCTTTAAATGGATTCGGTCTTGGTTTTATATCTACTTTAAATTCTGGTGCAATATTGTCTTGTTCACTTTGTCCAAAACTTTTACTACCCGTCGATAAATCTTCTTCTTTGTTTGAAACTTTAGAAAATGGTTCTCTAACAGATTCACCAGCAGTTCCATCTATTCTTCCAGTCGCAGGATTTATAACTAATTTGTTTCTCGTCTTTGCGTTTGACTCAGTTACATTGAGTAAATTTAAATCAGATGGAAGTTTGTTTGTGGTTGTTTGTTTTTTTGTATCTTCTTCCGATAGTGGACCAATAAATGGTGTTTGAAAACGAGAACCTTCGACTTTGGCTTTTTTATCTTCGTTTACTTCTGTACTTGCATCATTGGTATTACCCAATGTTTCACCATCTTTTTTTGAGTTTAAAATAATTGGAATAGGACCAAGTACCATTTTAGAATCCTAGTACTTGTTTAAGAACTTCTAACTTTGGTAGTTTGATAGATGTACCTTCTGCAAAATCATATAAAGGATTTTTAATCGTATTAGGATTTCTTGCAGCAAAAACCCACCACAAATCAGACTCACCATATAAGTCATGGGCTAATAAATCAGGACGATTATGATAAGTTGAATTTATTTCAAATGAAATATCATCACTGTACTTTGGAATTGGTCTATCTACCATCATTCCAAGATTTGACTTAGTGAGTTTTGTTTCGTAATATGGACTTGTTGCGTTGTACATTACCAGAATCCTTTCTTAAGCAAACTACCATTTGCATATTTTTCTAAACTATATTCATTACTTACTTGATCACGAGTATTAACTGGAAGTAATGTAAATGAAATATCTAATTTGGTTGGAACTCTTGTCTTTCCATCTATACTAGAACCGAATATTCCTGCGTTCGATACTTTATCTCTTCTTATAATTCTTTTAGCACCAAAATCTAGTCCTGATGAAAACAATCTTGAAATAGTTGAACTTACAAAATCACCAACTGGATTTTTGTTACTTACACTATTACTGATAGGTCCTAAGAAATCAGCATTTAAATTACTTGGTTCTCCCGCTTCAATGTAGTCAACATCAGTTGGTAAACTGTATTGAATATTTTCAACTAAGCAAGGATGTTCGTTGTACTGATAATCTCCTAATCCAGATAGAAATACTAATGGTGGAGGTGTTCCTCTTTGTGCATCTTGTCCATAAAACATCTTTGTACAACTTTTCAAAAAGTGTAAAGATGCTAGTAAATAATTTGCTTCTCTTGTATCCTGTGATGTAAATGTCGCATTAACAACCAATGGATCAACATAACTACCTTGATAGAAATAACTTCTTATATTTGAATGTGGTAATGAATGATTGGTGTACGATGCAACATGTCGATGGTCAATACGAGGCATATAAGGAAACACAATTCCATCTGTTGCCTTAAGTGGTGCCATAATTCCAGGATCTGGAGCATTATATAGATAGTTACTCTGTGGTGCTAATCTCAATCTGACACGCCAATCTTCTTTGTCAGTATTACCACCTCTTAGTTCTGCAACCGATGGGCTATTTGCCGGGTTACTTGGATTCTGTGCGTTGTTGTAATTATTTTGTGAGTTAGCCAGATTGTTATCAAGTGCCGCCTGTGTTGGTGTGGTAGAACTTATGATGTTTCCATCTTCATCTTGTACTTGTGTTGTACCATCAGCAAATGTAGTAACAATGTTGCCATCATCGTCAAAGTCGGTATCAACAACAGGATTACCTGCACTATTAACACCACTGACTGTGGTATCGTCATTCGACCATTCAACATTATCCAATTCGGCTTCATCATCACCAAACTCATCTCTGTTTAATTTGTCATTTACTTGATCCGCAGTTTGGTATTCTGACTTAGATATTTCTGTATATTCGCCTGTTCTATAATCCCATTGTGATTCTGTTACACCTGTTAAATTACCATCAGCATCGTAATTTTTTGTAACATTAATTTGTGCCGCATCTCTACTATCTTCTGCATCTCTAATTTCTGCACTTAAGTTTCTAGACTCTTCACTTTTAATCCAGTCAATACCCGTTGAACCTGGATTGTCTGCTAGGTATTTTGTTCTTGCATCTTGATAATCTGTTTTTAAATCATCTACTTCATCTTGCCAAAATTGACTTTCAGATGTGTCTACTGATTCTTTAACATCAAATGCTGTTCTAATTTCCTCACCACCTGTTGTTGTAGAATTATCTATAACTGTTGTTTTAATATCTTTAGGTGTTTCATAAAAATCATCATCGTCATCACTCACAGAAGTTGTTGTGTTACTACGATTAGCATTATTGGTAGCAGTATAGTTGTCTTCCCCTTGAAATGTTAATCCTATCTCTTGTGTATTGGGATCGACTGTAAAGTCTGCCACATCGTAATTGTAACCCTGTGCGTTTAAATCTTTAACTGCATCTGTATAGAGTTCTTTTATTTGATCCTGTGTTAGTTCAGTATCAGCACCGTAACGATTTATACGATATTGGTTGTATCTAGCATCTAAGTTGGATCTGGATGATGTATTAAAATCTGTAGGCATTTCTTTTGCTTTATAAATAATGTTTGCTGTATTTATGTCGTTTTTAAACTCCGTATATTAACTATTCAAATTTTGACCGAAATCAGAAAAACAGACAAATACATCCTTACCGAAATCACCACAATGGTGAAACCCAATGTCTACAAAGATGGACAAATATTACAATAGAACCAAACATTTTCAGAGGATAGGATATGCCAAGAAAAAAGAATTATTTAAATAATAGAGACATACTTACTCAGATTCATTTAAGTAAGATTTCATACTGTACTTTCATGGATAAAGAAAAAGATTGTGACCAAGACATCATCGTTGACGATGTGTCTGAAATTAATGAGTCTTTGTTATTAGAAGGTAGAAAAGAAAGAGCAAAAAGACTTTCCCGTGATTTACCAAAAGAAGAAAAAATCAATTATAAAGACATATCTAACCAAGAAATAGTCATTCGTGTAATGACAGAAGAACATGTTCCATTAGTACCTAAGAAAAAAGCACAAGATGATGACTCATCTGATTTTTTTAATGAGATTGCTGACGACTTAGATATCGACTATCAATATTCATCAGTAGAAACAGATGACGAAGATGAAGTTTTAGTTCCAATGAAAACAAACTTCCATCCATTTTTTCATTACAGAGTGGACGAAAACAATATTCCGTATATTGTCGGTAAGTCTCATTGGAAAGGTAGTTTAGAAGATGGTGGGTTTTCACAGACACACGGAAAAACAACCGACGAGTTAGCAAAGATGTATATGAAACTATGTGATAGATATGGAACAAGATCAAACTGGAGAAACTATACATACAATGACGAAATGAGAGGAGCAGCATTAATGCAACTTATTCAAGTAGGTCTTAAATTTAATGAAGCAAAATCAGATAATCCATTTGCTTATTACACCGCAATCGTTACTAACTCATTTACTCGTGTCCTTCTTAATGAGAAGAAAATGCAAAACATTCGTGATGATATTTTAGAAGAGAATGGTTTAGCACCAAGTTGGACAAGACAACAAGCATCAATCGACGAAGAAGAAAACCAAAGAAGTGCGGAGATGTATAAACAACAAAAGGAACGTGCTATTAAACATGCACAAGAAGAAACGGAATAATGGGTCTATTCAAAAAAGCCTGTTGTTTTACCGACATACATTTCGGTTTAAAAAATAATAGCACACAACACAATGAAGATTGTCTAAATTTTGTTGATTGGGCAATTTCTGTTGCTAAACAAGAAGGTTGTGAAACAGGAATCTTTTTGGGTGATTGGCATCATAACAGAGCAACGATTAATCTTCATACTTTAAATTATTCTCAAACTGCACTAGAAAGATTAAATGATGCGTTTGAGAATTTTTATTTTATTGTTGGTAACCACGACTTGTATTATCGAGATAAAAGGGATGTTCATGGTGTCAACTGGGCAAAACATTTGAAGAATATCCACATCGTTGATGATTGGTTTATTCAAGATGATGTTGCAATTATTCCTTGGTTAGTTCAAGAAGATTATAAAAAAATTGGTGATGTGAAAACTAGATACATCTTTGGTCATTTCGAATTACCACACTTTAAAATGAATGCTAATGTTCGTATGCCAGATACTGGTCATTTACAATCTGATCACTTCGGTGATATTGAATATGTTTTTTCTGGCCATTTTCATATGAGACAAGAACAGAAAAACATCCATTACATTGGTAATTGTTTCCCTCATAACTATGCAGATGATGGAGATGCTAACAGAGGTTGTATGACACTTGAATGGGGTGGTTCACCGAAATACCACAATTGGTCAGATTGCCCATTGTATTCCACATTCAATTTAAGTAAAGTAATAGCAGAGCCAGAAAAGTATTTAAAAAAGAATATGCATGTCCGTTTACTAATGGATGTGGAAATTAATTTTGAAGAATCTACTTTTATTAAAGAAACTTTTATTGATACATATGGTCTAAGAGAATTATCTTTACAACCAGTAATGGGTGAGATGGAAGATGGGGAAATAGAAGAAATCTCTAAGATACAATCTGTCGACCAAATCGTTCATGATCAAATTAATAAAATTAATTCCGATGCATATGATGCTGGAAAACTAATTGAGATATATAACAATCTTTAATGATTAAGATAAAAAACTTAACAATCAAAAACTTTATGAGTGTTGGAAACATCACTCAGGGTATTACATTTGAAAACGATTTAACTTTAGTCTTGGGTAAAAACTTAGACTTAGGTGATAATGGTAATAGAAATGGAACAGGTAAAACAACTATCATCAATGCATTATGTTATGCGTTGTATGGTGAAGCATTAACAAAAATTAAATTAGGAAACTTAGTAAACAAAACAAATGATAAGGGAATGTTGGTAAGTGTTGAATTTACCAAAAATGGAACTGATTATAAAATTGAAAGAGGAAGAAAACCAAACATACTAAAACTTTATATAGGTGATACAGAATCAGATGATAGTGCACAGGGTGAAAATAGAGAAACACAGAATACAATAGAAGAACTTTTAGGTATTAGTCATGAAATGTTTAAACATATTGTGGCACTCACAACATACACAGAGCCGTTTCTTAATATGAAAGTGGCTGACCAAAGAGAAATCATAGAACAACTATTAGGTATTACAATACTTTCAGAAAAAGCAGCAACATTAAAAGAATTAATCAAAGATGTAAAAGATAAAATAAAGAGTGAAGAATTTAGAATCAATGCTATAAAAGAATCAAACAAAGCAATAGAATCACAAATTAAAAGTTTAGAACTTAGGAATACTGCCTGGAATGAATCACAAATAAAAGATGTAGAAAACTACGCAGCACAAATAGAAGCACTAAGTGGAATTGATATTGAAAAAGAAATAGCAAATCATAAATTAATAGAAACGATTAATGAAAATTCAAGAAAACAAATAACACTCAATTCAGATTTAGCAACAATAAAAAATAACATTAACATAAAGAACAATTCTTTAACGAGTATTGAGAAAGAATTGGTTGCAGTGTCTGATCACAAGTGTCATGCATGTGGACAACAACTCCACGATGAAATGCAAACACAACTCTTAACTGAGAAAAGTGAATCAGTCACTCAACTTATTACCGAATTAGATGAATTAGAAAATAATAAAAAAGAAAAAGAAAACGAGATAGCACAAGTAATCGTAGAACAAAAACCATCAACACAATACAATAGTTTGGAAGATGCATTAAATCATAAACATTCTATTGAGTCGTTGGTTGTTCAAATGGAAAAGAGAGCAGTTGAGGAAAATCCTTATACTGATCAAATTCAATCTATTAAAGAAGAAGCATTACAAGATATTGATTACACTTTGATTAATGAAAGTAATACATTACTTGAACATCAAAACTTCTTATTGAAACTACTGACAGATAAAGATAGTTTTGTTCGTAAACAAATCATTAGTCAGAATTTATCTTATTTAAATTCTAGACTTACTCATTACATAAGAAAAACAGGTCTGAATCACCTCATTGAATTTAAAGATGATTTAAGTGTAGAAATTTCTCATCTTGGAAAAGATTATGACTTTGATAATCTTTCTCGTGGTGAAAAGAATCGTGTAATACTTTCTTTGAGTTGGGCTTTCCGTGATGTGTGGGAGAATCTATACACACCAATCAATCTTATCTTTGTCGATGAGTTAGTCGATAGTGGAATGGATGATGCCGGTGTTGAGAATGCTTTAGTAATTCTTAAAACAATGGCAAGAGAACAAAATAAAAGTGTGTGGTTAATTAGTCATAAGAATGAATTAATTAGTCGTGTAAACAATGTATTGGAAGTTGTTAAAGAAGATGGATTTACCAACTTCGAACCAATCCAACAATGAGTCTATCACTCTTACATTGGCACATAGAACCGAGTAGTATTTGTACTCTCAAATGTCCTCGTTGTCCTCGTGCAGAAGTTCCCGAGAGTCTATTAAATCGTCAACTCACTTTGGAGTTTTTTCAAAATCAAATTGGTGAGAATATTATCAAAGAGATTCGTCGTATTACATTCTGTGGTAACGATGGTGATCCAATTTACTGTAAAGATTTTCTTAAGATAGTTGAATGGATAAAGAAAATCAATCCAACTATTCATCTCGTAATCATTACCAATGGTAGTCATAAAGAAATAGATTGGTGGATAAACCTTTCTAGTATTCTGAATGAATATGATGAATTACATTTTAGTATAGATGGGTGGAACCAAGATAGTAATGAAAAGTACAGAATCAATAGTGATTTTTCAAGTGCAACTAATGGTGCTCTCAATTTCAGATTACATAACAAAAGAACTTATATGATTTGGGCGGCAATTGCTTTCAAATTCAACGAAGATAATCTTCAGTA